ACATAAACGACTTGACCAAGACATGACAAGGTTAAGAAAAAAATGGTGGCACTTTAAGACTAGATGGACAGAGACGAATTAAAGAACGTACAGTTAGCAATACATGACCTTATACAGAAAGAAGAGTATGAGGTAGCATTACCTATTATTAACGAAGTCTTAATGGTATATCCTAATGATGCAGCTACATTACATTTCCTAGGATACATCTGGTTAATGGGTGATAAACCTGCATTTGCATATCAGTTATTCCGTAGGTCATTACAAGAATCTCCTAGCAATAAAGCATTATGGACATCTCTAGGTCGTGCATGCCATGAAATGGATATGTTTGAAGAAGCTATTAAATACTTCTTAAAGTCAGCAGAACTAGACCCTAACTATGCACTAGCTTATGCCAACGCTTCAGCTTCACTTGTTCAGATGTCTAAATGGGATGATGCAGAGAAGTCTGCAAAGATGGCTTTAGAATGCAATCCTAACGAGCTACACGCACAATTAAACCTAGCCCATAGTTACCTAGCCAAAGGTGAATGGGAACAAGGATGGAAAGAATGGGATAAGTCACTAGGTGGCAAGTTTCGTAAAGAGTTAGTTTATAAAGACGAAGTAAGATGGGATGGCTCATCCGGTAAAGACTTAGTTATCTATGGTGAACAAGGTTTAGGTGATGAGATATTCTATGCTTCATGTATACCAGACGCTATAGCTATTAGTAACAAAGTCTACATAGACTGTGATGAAAGATTAGAAACATTATTTAAACGTAGCTTCCCTAATGCAGAAGTGCATGGAACACGTAAAGCAGATGAAGTGGAGTGGATAAATGACGCTACAATTGATGCAAGATGTGCTATTGGTGGCTTACCCCAGTTTTTCAGACCAACGAGTAAATCTTTTCCTGGGACTCCTTTTCTAATACCTGATACAGATAAGGTTGAAATGTGGAAAGCCATGTTTAAACCTTGGGGTAAGACAGTCATAGGCATTACTACTAAAGGTGGTACATTTAGAACTAACTCTAAAGGTCGTGTTCTTACAGAAGAAGACTTACAGCCACTACTTAAACGCAAAGATATACAGTTAGTTAGCTTAGATTATAGCGTAGAACGCAAAATTGAAGGTGTTAAATACTTTGAATTAGCATCTGACGCAAAAGATTATGATGACACAGCAGCTCTTATAGGGGCTTGCGATATGGTTTTAGGGGTCAATACTACAGCTTTACATTGTAGTGCTGCTATGGGCGTTAAAACATGGTGCTTAGTACCTAAATATCACCAATGGAGATATGCTCAACCAAGTATGCCTTGGTATAGACACATGAGACTATTCTACCAAGACGATAAAACATGGAATGAAGTTATAGAGAACGTAGCTACACAGTTATGAAATTAGCAGGTAACACATACTTACCGGATAGTGATGAGTTCTTTGTCAACTACTTTAAACTAGGTGATGTATTTGAAAGAAAATCACTAGATATTGCAATAGAACATGTAAAGAAATGGGATGTTGCAGTAGATGGTGGTGCACATGTAGGTAGTTGGTCTAGGTTTTTATGTGATAAGTTTAATTTAGTAGCATCTTTTGAGCCTAACCCTGATAATTTTGAATGTTTAGTAGCAAATACTAAGAACAAAAACAATATTATACTGTCTAAGTTTGGTCTGTACGACATTCACCAAGAATTTGCACTAAAGAGTGGTAATAACACAGGTTGTTGGCACTTATCTGAAGGTAAAGGTATAAAAGTAATGCCTATGCCTGACTTCGGTGCATTAGACTTCTTAAAACTAGACGTAGAAGGTTTTGAACACAATGCCATTGCAGGCATGATAGACCAGATTAAACGCTATAGACCTGTAATTGTGATAGAAGAAAAGAATCTACCACATAAACCACTAACATACGAAGCAAGACATCTATTAGAAAGCATTGGCTATAAAGAAGTAGGTCAAGCACATAAGGATATAATCTTTGCTTAACATAACATTTCTTCATGTAGGTAAAGATGTAGATATGCCTACAAAAATGGTAGCTTCTGTAAAAGAAGTCATGCCAACTGCAAACATAGTTCAATTATCAGATATGAATACGCCAATTATAAAAGGCGTAAATACTATTATTCGTAAAGAATATAACGGTCTTATCATGTTATTTAGATTAGAACATCTAGCTTCACTCAGAGGCAATTGGGTAACACTAGATACAGACATGATAATTAAAAAAGACTTATCTCATGTATTTAATCAAGACTTTGACGTAGCTTTAACAAGACGTTATGGCTCTATCATGGATGCAGAAGGTAATGATGTCGTTAAGCTCATGCCATACAATGCAGGTGTTATGTTTTCTAAGAACCATGAGTTTTGGATAGAAGCATTAAACAAATTAAAGAGTCTTGATAGAAAAGCACACGAATGGTATGGAGACCAATTAGCTATTAAGCTAATGGCAGATGCAGATAACTATAAAGTATTAGAACTATCTTGTGATGAGTATAACTACACTCCAAAAGATAAAGAAGAACGTAAAGATGTATATGTTTATCATTTTAAAGGTCAGCGTAAAGACTGGATGATGAACGGACAATATTAAAGGATATTAAATGGCATTTACAAACTATAGCAGTTTCGTGACCGTGGTACAGAATTACCTTGCACGAACAGATTTAAGCGCACAGATACCTGACTTCATTCAGATGGCACAATATAGAATGACACGTGACCTTAAAACTGAAAAGATGTTAAAGGTTGCAACTGCAACATCTACAGGTGGTGATGGCACTATTTCATTCCCTACAGATTTTTTAGAGATTAGAGATATTCATATTAAAGGTAATCCACCGATAAGATTAGAATATCAAACACCTGACTTGTTCTTCCGTAATGGTCAAACAACATTATCAGGTTTACCACATTACTACACAATGTTAGGTACAGAATTTCAGTTTGCTCCAATATTTGACTCAACTATGACTGTTCAAATTCTTTACTATGCTCAACCTACATTTATTTCTACAACAACATCAAGTAACTTGTATTTAGCAAACTATCCTGATGCTTTATTGTATGCAACATTGGCTGAAGCAGAACCATATTTAATGAATGACGCAAGAACAGCAACATGGTCATCATTATATGACCGAGCAATAGCAAACATTAAAACAAACGATTTGGGTAGCACATATCCATATACTTCACTAAACGTAACACCACGATAATATGGAATATAAACTTTGTGCTAGTTGCAAAGTAGAAAAGCCTACAAGTAATTTTAGGTGGGCAAGGACTCGTTTTGAGTCATTGTGTAAAGAATGTAAAAGTAAGCATAGAAAAGCATATTATCAAGAAAATAAAGAAAAAGAAAAGTTAAGAGCTATACATCATCATCATAATACTTATGCTAAAAAACGTGAGCATAAAGTTAAAAAGGCTATGGAGTGGGTAAAGAATAACCCTGAAAAATATAAAATAAATGCTAAAAGATGCTATGAAAAAACTAAATTAAAAAGGTTTGCATACCAAGCATTAGCAAGAGCTAAAAGAAGAAATGCAGTACCTAAATGGTTTAATACCATTAAAGAAGATGTGCAAAAGATATACATAGAAGCTAGAACTAAGACATTGGAAACAGGAATACCTCACGAGGTTGACCATATTATTCCTTTAGTAAGTGATTATGTATGTGGATTACACGTTCCCAATAACTTACGTGTCATAACTAGATACGAAAACAGAAGTAAACAAAATAAATTACAAGGAGTATTTTAATGGCTGAAATGTCGAATTTTTTGGAAAACGCACTTTTAAATGGCACTCTAAATGCAACCACTTTTACAGCACCAGCAGCAGTTTATGTAGCTTTATACACAACAGACCCTACAGACGCTAACACAGGTACAGAAGTATCAGGTGGTTCATACGCTAGAACAGCAGTTACATTTGCAACAGCATCTGGCACATCTGGTTCTGTAGCGTCTAATGCAGACTGCACATTCCCACAAGCAACAGGCTCATGGGGTACTGTAGGTTGGATTGGTATTATGGACGCTTCAACTGCTGGCAATCTTTTATACCATACAGCATTAGACGTAAGCAAAACTATTGACTCTGGCGATATCTTTAAAATCGCATCAGGTTCATTGACAGTAACATTAGCTTAGGGGTAAAACATGGCTCTAGTCGTTAAAGACAGGGTACGTGAGAATAGTACAACCACAGGCACAGGAACATTTACCCTTTCAGGTGCAGTTTCTGGCTTCCAAACATTCT